GAATTGATGATGATAAATGCTCAAAGAATTTTAACTCTTAAAAGTAAAAAAGCGCCTTCTCCTTTTCAAACCATAGAATAGTTAAGAAATTTTTAAATATTTTTATAATTAAAAAACCTAAAAATAAATTGCAAATAAAATAGATAAAATAATATTAGTAAATAATTAATTTTTAACTACTTAAAGGATTTTTAATAATTTTATTAAAAAATGATTGAGATTTTAAACTATATAAAATATTCAGTGTTTATATATTTTGGACTAAAATTTATTTTTAAATTAATGTCTATTATAATTGATAAAATATATGATGATATTAAAAATTGGGACTATCTAACTCATATAAATATTAATAATGCACAACAAGAAGAAAATTATATTAGAATTTTTACATTAAAATCAAAAGATTATAAGCGTAATTTGAGATATCTTAATAAATCATTATTAAAATGCAAAAGATATTATTTGGAAAATGAATTGGTAAAATTAAATTATAGCAAATTTGATATTTTGAAAATTAATCAGGCGAATTGTAATATAATTAGTAATATATTGAGAAATAATGACGAAGAATGCATAATTATACAAAATATGAATAAACCTAGAGATTATTTTGAATTAGTAGCTAGTTTATTAGTGAATGATAAGAAAGCGATTATTTCTATTTTAGAAATGGAGGATAGTCAAAATTTTTTCCAGGAAGATTTTACTATTGAAAATATTTTAAAATCAGGTAGTCATATATTTTATGACAAAGGAGATAAAAATTTAAAATTAGAAAGTAGAATTACATATCATTTTTGTGAGAAGATTCTAGTAGGTACTGTAGAAAGTTATACACAAATGAAATTTAGAAAAGAAGTAAAAAATGATTATTTTCACATAAAGATATATGAAATCGAAGATGGTAAATATGGAATTTCAATTTTAAAAAATAATTTGAATTTGGATGAAATTTCTCTTTATTACATTGGACAATTTTATCAATTATAATTTTTTGGATCTATTGAATTTAGTAATATTGAATTGTTTAAGCTTACTATTCACTTTTTCTTGTGAAGAAGTTTCCAAGTATTGAGACTTGTTGGAATCTTTATCTGTAATAGAAACAACAAATTTATTATCAACATTAACAACATTGATCAATTTTTGTTTTCCACCTCTATTTGCCTCAATAGAAATTACACTTGATTTTTTATTGCTAAATTCCTTATTTAATTTATCTAGTATCTTTTTCTTCCCACCATTTTGGATTGGAAGATCCCCCTTTGGTAGCCTATATCTATTATCCCAAGCTAACTCGGATGGACTTGGAACTTTTGTGAGAGGAGTATCTTTAATACCCATCTCAGCAACTGTAACCATCTTATCACATGTTGCGTCACTGCTAGCACCACCAGCATGCCAACCTAATTTAGGGATTGGAGCTTTGTTGTTTGGCTTATAACAAGGTGATAATGGATAATCGAATTGGTCGACGTAGGCAAAAGCACCACCACTTTTTCTAGATGATTTTCTTGGCATATATATTTAATAAACAAAAAAATATATATTTAATTTATTTTGCTATTTCATAATTATTGATTGAATATTTACTTAGAGCATCTCTTAATTCCTTCATGTTTTTACAATTTTTTTTTGAAATTTTATTTGTTTTTTTATTTTCAATATTTAACTCATATTTATCTCCATATGAAATTTCTATATTAAATCTATTATTTCCTCGAATTGCATCAATGTTCGCATAAATCTTTTTATTTCCTCCAACAAACTTACTTAATCCAGATTCACAAGTAAAGCAAGATGATATTTCTTTTTCACTTGGAGTATCAGAAAACAATTGATGATTGGATCCTCCTGTTTTGTTTTTATCATTGTTATTTTTTTTGGAATTATAATTAGGCATATAATATTAATAATAAAATATATTTAACACAAATCTTCATATTGTCTATATTGAGGTTGAACATTTAAGTGAGGAGCACTTATATCTAAATAATAAGATGTATTGAGTCTTCCTCCTTTTTGAGATTTTTTTTTTGCTCCGCCACCCTGTAATAAGCTCCCATAGAAGATTGGACGGCAACAATTATAATATGATGAAATTACTGGCTTTCCTCCAATGGGATTCAATCCAACATTATATGTGTATCCCATCCCTCCTTTCATTTCACTTCCTTCGATTATACTTTTAATTTTAAATGTTTCATCTAAATGTATTTCTTGTTTGATTTTATTTCCAAAAGATATAACGCTAAACATTGGATTTTTTACAGTAATATTTGTTTTTTTACTATCATATTCTTTTTGTCTTGAAAAAGTATATCCTATAAATTCTGATAATTCTCCATTAATATTTCCACTTTTAAAATGAAAGTCATTTGATAATATTGGACGCAATTTTGATTTTAAATTATCTTGCGAGATTGCGTGTTGTATTGCATCTATGTATTGACCTAGTAGAAATTTCACATTTTTAGTAATTAATTCTTTTGTATAACCACATTTTTTATTCATAAAATATAAAATAAAAAAATTACTTAAAGAAAATTTATAAATATAATAATAAAATGGATAGTAAAGTAGAGAACGAAAAGGTGATTGTTAATCCACCAGAAGGTGAAGTCCTGGATCAAAATACAGCTTTAAACATTTTAGTTAATGCTGTACATGTTGGGCAGGCTAGAGGTGCATGGAAGCTGGAAGAAAGTGAAGTTTTGTTAAGGGCTATAAGAGTATTTATTAAGAAGCCATAAATTTTTTAAAAATTAAAATATTGATAATATTATTATCAATAATGTTAGATTTACACGTAATTCTTGATATTGATCAAACAATGATAGATAGTATGTCTCTTCAAGAGTATTCATCTAAAAAAGATAGTCTTCCTAAGCCAGATTATATTAATAATGATGTTTGCATTTGGATGAGACCACATTTACCACAGTTTCTATCATTTTTGGATAAAAATGTAAAATATATAAGTATTTGGACAAATGGTTCAGGACCTTGGCTTTTTCATGTAGTCAAAAATGTTATTTCAAAATATATAAATCCAGATAGATTTTATTTATTGTTATCAATTGATTATAGTTCACCAATGGTAAAAGATGGAAATGTCCTTATTATAAAAGATATAGGAAAAGCAATGAAAATGTTTCCAAAAAAAGATATTTCACTTAAAAATACAATAATTATTGATGATAATTATCATAATTGTTCATTCAATAAATATAATTCAATTCCTATAAAAAAATTTTTGATAAATGATCCTCAAAGCTCAAAGAGAACAGAATTTCTTCAAGTTATGGATATATTAAAAGTTATAAAAAATAGTGAAAATGTATCATACACATTAAAAAATGTTTACAATGATATAAGTGATTATAATAATTTATTTACATCTGTTCTTTAGATACGATGTATTGAGGTATCCATTTATCATTAATTGGATGTTTTTTATATTTGATTAGAAAAACATCTTCTGGATTAGTAAACCATTCTCTTACCATTTCACTTGTTTTGATATCTGGAATTCCAGCTAAATCAATTCTCACCTTTTTATTTTTTGTTTTGTCAAACATATATAGCTCATAACAATCAGGAAATTCAATTTTCTTTGTCAAAAATGTAGCCTCCGTTTTATCTTCAAATTTTGGAGTATCTGGAAGATCCTCTGTTTTCTCTACTTTTTTAACAGGAGATGTTTTATCTGGTTCGTTCTTTTGCTTATTTCTACATTCAGGAAAAATATACAGTATGTCATATGAAGCATTATTTTCACATTTAAAAACGTATCCATTTACTGTAAAAGGAAGTGATGGAATATATTTTTCCTTAACATTAACTATATCATTATAGGAAAATATATCTTTTTTGATAAGAGCAAATGGTTCTAAATAGGAATCTGATAAATAATGATTATCAAGAATATCGCAAATGATATTATATCTATGTGTAAAATTTTGAGTAATTAACATTTCTCCTTTGAAAACAAGACAATCGCTTATTAAAAAATACCATTTTTCATTTATTTTGATTGATTCTCCCTCAAGAATTGTATCGTTGTATAGCTCAATACTAAATCTAGTTTTAACTAGGAAAAATGTAGCATTTTTTCTATTTACGTAGATAGCATATGGCTTGAAATTTATATGAGTCAAAAAAAGTAAATATTTTGCTCCAAATGTATTTAATACAAATGAATGTTCCTTTTGCTTTAATTCTGCTGCTCTTGTTTTATCTAAGAAATGGTATCTTTTGTACTCAACATCAATATTATATGTAGTATTGATTTTGTTATTAATTTCTTTAACTAATAAAGTATTTGTTAATTGTAATGCTTTTTCATTACCTAATTTTACTGGTTGCATTTTATTAATAGGTAGAATTAAATCGTTTTTAAATCATTTTTTTCAATCAAAAACCAGCTTAAAAGTATTTTCATAATTTTTATTATCTCCAGTATGGCAAGAATGGTTTCGATTGACTCAGAGATTCCAGAGGTTGAGCATATATACCCGCTCGAAAGAATTGCTTTAATTTCTAGCAAGTTGCAGGGATATATTGTATCTTTATTGAATGGTTTTAAAGAGTATTACGAAACTTTAGAGGTGAAACCCATAGATATTACCACCTTTAAAAAAAATAACTATGGGAAGTTTGGAGGTTCATTGAAAAATAGACCTCAAAATGGATTTTGGAAGCGAAAGAATCGTTTTAGAGGTAGGGACATCGAAAAATTTATTGTGAATGCATATGTTAAACAGCTTCCACAAAATGATGAAGAAAAAATTAGAAAGATTATTATTTCACATCTTAACAAACTAAATGATAAAAAATTTACTATAATTGTAAAAGAATTTATCGATCATCTAGAAGAACAAATGTTCTCTGAGACATATGAGATTATTAATAATGAGATATTGAATAAGGTATCGACTGATAATCATTATGTTTATTTATATGCCAAGTTAGTTAAAGAATTGATTATCAATAAGAAATGGCAAAGAAAGATGTTCAACATTATTACTGGTAATGAGGGAGAGTATTTTTGGACATTGAATAAACTTGGCGATGATAATCATGACAATGAGTATGTAGGACCTTTCGAAACTGAGCAAGAAGCATTGGATGATGCAATGGAACATCATAACTATAAAAATTCCTTTTGCACTTTTATGCAAAATCGTTTCAATGGAAGGGATACTTATATTCAAGAGATTACTATAAATGCAGAGTCATTTGATTTGAGTATTTTTAGTAAAAATAAGTATAATAATTTTTTAAAATTTATTTTTACAGGAGTTGAACAGGGTATTTTTAAGATTGACCTAATACATCATGTTTTGCTCAATTTAATAAGTAATCGAGAATTAGAGCAGTTTGCATATTTATATGAGCAATTGCATACCAATGCGAAGATGAAATTAAATCATGAGTCACATAATTTTTACGAAGGTAAATTAAATGAAATAATAAATCAAGTAGTAGTTTCGCCTAAAATTAAATTTAAACTTCAAGAATTTTTCAAATTGAAAATGAAGAATACAAATGCTTTTGAAGTTTTGGCTGTTATTGAATCGAGCGAAAGTTCTGATAATAGTCCTGTGTTTAAAACAGGGGATATCGATATTAACTGTATAATATCTGAATATCCTATAAGCCAAGATTACAGTTCTTCTAAGCAATTATTTAAGACATTAAAGATTGGTCAGTATTCTAATTTCACATCATCAATTATATCTTCAATTCTTGAAGTAAAAGATAGTGAAGCTAAGTTATTGATTGAGCTAATAGAAAAGTTATGGGATGATTTTCAAGAATACTCTAAAAGTTTTGGGAAATTTATCGATGAAAATTTAATTAATTTATATGGAGAATATGAGATTGATTATCCCAATTGTAAGGAGATATTTGCTAATTTAATTATGAAATGGCTATCAAGAGGATTAGTAGATAAAGAAGATTTTATTAATAATTTGAAATCAAAGAAAAAAGATGATGAGGATGAACAATATAATATTGATTTGTTCAATGAAAAGATAGTTGATTACCTGGTGTAAGAAGGATTGCGAATAAATTCACAAGGCGGGCAGGGTGGGCAAGATGATGGAGCAATGGAAGTAGATGGAGACATAGATATCATTGAGGGTGATGGCGACATAGATATCATTGAGGGTGATGGCGACATGGATGTTATTGATGGAGATGGAGACATGGACATCATTGAGGGTGAGGGAGACATAGATGTCATTGAGGGTGATGGAGACATAGATGTTATTGTAGCTGGTGGGGGAGATGGTGCTCTCGCTTTTGATTTCAATTCATCAAAAATATTTCTTACGGCTTGGTCATTATTTTTTATATTACTAATATTTGTAATCATTGTTTCTTCATTTAAATATTGAACCATTGGATTAAACATTTCATATAGCCTATTAAGTTGTTGTGACATTTCATTTATATTATTATTTAACTGCTGTGTAAGTAAGTTAGATCCATTTTTTGCAGTGTTATTGTTTCTCCTGTCAATTATATATTTAACAATATTTGCTAATAACATATTATCATTTACAGTAAAAGTATTTGGGACAGCAGTTGTTGTAGCTGGTGGGGGAGATGGGGCTCTCGCTTTGGATTTCAATTCATTAAAAATATTCCTCAATGCTTGATCAAAATTTTTTTGATTATTAATATTATTTTTCAATTCTACTTCACTTACGAATGGTACCATTGAATTATACCTGTTATAAAAATTATTAAGCTGAGCAGACATTTCGTTGATAGTATTATTTAACTGCTGTGTAAGTAAGTTAGATCCATTTTTTGCAGTGTTGTTGTTTTTCCTGTCAATTATGTATTTTGTAATATTAGCGATTAATTTATCTTCATCTACTTGGACAGTATTTGAAGCAGCTGTTGTTTGAGGAGGAGGTGGAGCTGCTCTAGCACTTGATCTTAGGTTATCAAATTGAGATTTTATCACATTTTGTTTTTCATTCATTATTCTTCCAAATACAGTATTAATGTTAAAAAAACTCGGTGGTGCGGATTGATAAAGATTATAAATGCTGCTTATGTATGGACGTATGGTGTTTTCATCTGTGTTTAATTGGGATAATAAATTGCTTAAACCATTATTTGCTGTATTATTATTTTTCCTATCAATAATATATTTTGCTAAATTGGTTATCAATATATCTTCATTAACATTAACTGCTTGAAAACCTTCATAAAAATATTCACGACGTCCTCCACGATTGAAATAAAAATAAAGAGCTACAATTACAATTATGACAAGCAAACCGATAAGAAACCATTTCATGTCTAATTTTCCTAAACCGACCGAACCTCTTAAAGATTTAGCTGAATTAGTTAATTTTTTGGCAACTTTTCCAACTTTAACCATTATAATTTATCGAATATTATTTATTTATTCAGATATCTGAATCTAGTCTAAATAATTTATTTACCACTTCTTAGGTGAAGATTTTTTAACAGGTGGTGGAGGAGATTTTTTTTTAACAGTAGCAGATTTTTTAACAGGTGGTGGAGGTGATTTTTTAATAGGAGGAGGAGGAGTAGAAACTTTTATAGTGGGAGGAGGAGGAGATACAGTAATTGGTGGAGGAGGAGGAGAAGATACAATAACTGAAGTAGGTTGTGCTACAGATGGAATAGCGACTGGTCCTATTTCAACATTCGATGAACAAGGCTCACAAACAGGA